ATCAGACAAGGGCAGGGAAGCCCAATAGTGGAGGTAGGATGTTACAGAAAAACTTAAAGTCATTAGAGGTAAAGTGTCCAGCTCTTTACGATCTATTCAAAGAATATAAACCAACAAGAGAGAGTCCAATACAAGGTGCAACAAAGGAACAATGTATAGCACAGGCTGCTAAGTGGATTGAGAAACCAGTTCGCATTGGTTATAGCACAGACCACGAGCCGTCATCTGTGTGCTTACACTTAGATATACTGAACGACATCTACGAGAAGCGCAAGGAGGAAGTAGGAGAAGAACCAATAAACGAGGTTATTGAGAATAAGCTGGCAGATACTATGTGTATGTTTGGTGTTGGTAACGGACAACACCTGATACACCTGCTAGAAAACATTACTATCAACACGCTGATATTATATGAACCGGATGCAGATGTATTCTACTCATCACTTGACACAGTTGATTGGTCTTTTATATTAGAGAAAACTAATGTAGAGCTATCTATAGGGGGTGATACTACGTCTGTTATCAACAGGTTAGAGAACTACCTAAGAAGAGAGGGTAGATTCCACCTAGCAAGGTTGTATCTCTACCGTCACTACGACAGTAAGTACACAGTAGAGGCTGAGCAAATACTAAGAGATAACTACCATAAGCTTATAACTGGGTGGGGTTTCTTTGAGGATGAGATACAAGGTATACAACACAGCAGGGTGAATATGACCACTTCACCTGCAATAAACAAGGAGACAACAGTACCTGATATCCCAGTGCTTGTAGTTGGTAACGGGCCATCATTAGATGATAGTATCAATTATATCAAAGATAATCTAGGGGGTGCTCTCGTTGTATCTTGCGGAACAGCAACGCCAGCACTGCTTGCAAATGATATCACGCCTGATGTGCACGTAGAGATGGAGAGAGTGTACACAACCAAGGAGTGGATAGAATCATGTGACAAACTAGAAGAGTTTAAGAAGATACCTCTACTGCATAACAACACAGTACACCCGCATATTGTTGACTTATTCGAAGACACTTACATGGTGCTTAAAGCAAATGATACAGGAGGTAATATATTAAATGATGGTGAGCATATTATGCCACTACACTCCAACCCAACATGTGTAAACCTAGCATTGACCACAATAATAAACATGGGGTTCAAAGAGTTATACTTATTTGGGTTAGATTGTGGGTACAGGGATGCTAGCAAGCACCACTCGAAGGATAGCTCATACTTCAAGGAAGGTTTTAGTGGCAACGAGGGTATGAAGTACGAGGCACAGTTTAAAAGACCAGCTAACTTTGGTGGCACTGTGTATTCAGAACGTATCTTCGATGTATGCAGGTCTGAGATAGAGGTACTATTGAGCAAGAACCCTCATGTCACGGCGTTAAACTGCTCTGATGGTGCCTTTATAGAGGGGGCTGTGCCGTGTAAGAAACCGTTGCCTTTGGATTACTGGTGGTCTGGTGACAGAAGGTCTAGGGTTATTGAACTACTAAGTGATAACTCATCTAAGGTGCAAGATAAAGACTTCGATACGTTGATGCACTGTGGAGTTAAAACAACATCCGAAAGGATAAGTTTCTATGTACCAGAGATAACGTCATACGCAAAGAAGTTACAAAAGTTTATCAGTACACTACGCAGGATATATATTAAACTAGTGACGCTTACAGGAGATGAACTGTATTTGCAGTCACTGTTTCTCGGTTCGTTTAACTACGTATCTACAGCAGCATTATCCAACTTATACTTCTACAGAGATAATGAGGACAGGGAGGACTATGCTTACTGGCTTGGTTGGAACATAGAATGCCACTTCCAAAGCCTTGTACACAGGTTGCTCAAGGAGTACGATAAAGTAGACACCACTTTCAAGGGGTGGTATGATGCTAGTTATAATTGATTCAGACAGTATAGTCTACGGGGCTTGCCTCTCAGTACAAGGCCAAGCCGATAAAGGAGAACTTATAGGAGGAGAGAAGTTCCTGTTAAGCTGCGTTAAGAAACAGCTTAATGTAATGGTAGATAAGATTACTAGACAGACAGGTGCAGATGAATATATAATGGTACTATCCGGAGCTGACAACTTTAGGTATGAGATCTATCCAGATTATAAAGCAAACAGGGTTGGTATGGAGAAACCACCACGCTTTAAGGAGGCAAGGGAGCACCTGATAAAGATGCACAGTGCATATGTGACAGAGAATTCACTAGAAGCTGATGACTTCTGTCATATGTATGTGAAAGGTTATGATGAAGGTGATATCATAGTATCGCATATCGACAAAGACCTAGACCTGATAGTAGGTAAGCATCACAATTTCAGGAGCGGGGGGATATATGATGTAGATGAAAAGCAAGCAATGCATAACTTCTACATGCAGTTCCTGACTGGAGATAACGCTGATAATATATATGGCTTGAGTAAACTAACAGAGGCAGTTGCAACACCTGCTATCAAAAAAGAGTTGTTAGAAAAGAACACTCCTTTTGAGTGCTGGTGTTATGTTGTTGATGTGTTCTTTGAAGCGTTTAGTATGTACGGTGACGTGAGTGTAGAGTATGTAGAGGCATGGCTAACTATGAACGGTAAGTGTTTGTGGTTACAATCTAGGGAGAGTGATATATGGGAACCACCAGTGTAGATAAAGTGTGTAGTAGTGTTTATAAGCATACACCTGAGTATGAGCTGGTAGTTGCTCTGATGGATGCAGTACCTAATGATAAACTACTTGACTTGTTACTTGATTACCAGGAGAAATGATGCCAATAACCAGACCGAGACCGAAGAAGGTTAAGAAGCGTGGGCCACCACCAAGAGACAAAGGTTATGATAGTTGGTTTGAGTACGACCTGCACAAGAAGCAGTTAAAAGGATGTGAGCTAAATCCAAAACCATTATCGTATAGCATACCGCACAAATATAAACCAGACTTTAAGTTCACAAAACCAGATGGCACTGAGGTGTTTGTAGAAACAAAGGGCAGGCACTTTTGGGCTAAGCAGTCGGAGATGGGGAAGTATAAGCATATCAGAGGCTGTTTAGAGAGCAACCAAGAACTAGTATTTATCCTCTATGAGCGCAATATGCGCTTCCCCGGAGCAAGGGAGAGGAAAGACGGGACAATACTGACATATGAGGAGTGGATGGAAACAAACAAGTTCACTTATTACTACAAAGACACTGTACCAAGAAGTTGGGCAATAAGGAGATAGCACTTGAAGATATTAATCATACCGGACACACAGGTTAAGCCAGGTGTATCAATAGAACATCTAGGGTGGGTTGGTCAGTATATAGTAGACAAGAGACCGGATATTATTGTTAACCAAGGAGACCACTTTGATATGCCTAGTCTATCATGTTATGATAAGGGCAAGGCTTCGATGGAAGGGCGTAGAGTTAAGGAGGATATAGTAGCTGGCAAGGCTGGTATGGCAAAGCTACTAGGCCCACTGCGTAGGTTACAGAAACAACAGAAGAATAGTAAAAAGAAAGTATATAAGCCTGAGATGCACTTCCTTATCGGAAACCACGAGCAACGTATAGAGAGACACGTTGAGTCTAACCCAGAACTGCAAGGGTTCTTGTCATACAAGGATCTCGGTTTAGAGCAGATGGGCTGGAAGGTTCATAACTTTTTAGATGTATTGACTATCGAGGATATACTTTTCAGCCACTACTTCTATATCCCGAACAGTGGTAATGCTTATGGAGGAACAGCACATACCAAGCTCAAGAACATTGGTAAGTCTTTTGTAATGGGCCACCAGCAGGGTCTAGATATGGCTATGCGTACTCTGGCAGATGGTTCAAAGCAGATAGGGCTAGTTGCTGGTAGTTGTTATATGCACGATGAGAAGTATAAAGGGCCACAGGCCAATGACCATTTCCGTGGAATAGTGATGGCACACAATGTCAAGGATGGAAACTATGACCCGTGTGTTATTAGTCTTGATTACTTAAGAGAGAAATATGCATGAACTACTTTAAACTAATGGGGGCTATAGCTGAGAGACTAGACCCAGAAGAGGTTGTTGATATCCTTGGTCTTGGTATTGAAGACCTACTAGACCTAGACGATATTAAGATGTTAATCATAGCAAACAAGGAACGTTTTGTTGAATTTCTGGATGAGTAAGGTCAACATGAAATATTATAAATTCTTAAACGATGATATGGTAACAAGGTTTGCTAACTTCAAACACCCAGCTATAGGTGAGTGGACAGACCTTATTGAAGGTGAGCTAAAGATGTGTAATAACGGTTATCATGTAGCAACAGAGTATAACTGTGTCTTATGGCTAAACTCTAGAATGTTTGAGGTTGAGTGTGTTGAGTTAGAACACGGTGAAGAGAAGAGTATATGTAGACAGGAGAGATAGGTCAGGGAGATAAAGGTAGATAAGCAAGTGTTTTTTGATATAGCAA